AAAAGGTACTCACGTACCCCGCAAGTTTTAGAAAGCCTTGTTTACCAGACGGGCTAACTTCCTTGATATTCCGCGGAATTCAAGGGGTAAAACCCTGCCTAGTCGCTATTTACTCGCCACTTTCAACAGAGCCTCGACCAACCGCAGTGGAGCTACTCTCAGTGGGGTTCTCCCCCAAATAGGTAGCGAGCTTCTCGCTAGCCGTCGGGTCGTAGTGGTCGCCGGTCGGGCTAGCCGGCGCGGCAGGTGCAGGCATGATGTTCACCGCCTGCGTGACCATAGCGTTAGCGAGTGCGTCGATGTCGATAGGCTCTGCGTGCGGGCGAACATTCAGAATCGCCACGATGAGGGCGAAGATCGCCGGGATGGTGGGGAGGTACTTTTCCAGCTGTTCGCCAGTGATGATGCCGTTGGCGACGCCGATTGCGCCGATGGTGACAGCGACGCTGTAGATTGCGTTGCGGAGGGAAGCGAGCTTCTGTGCGTTCATGATTTTCTCCTTTAGGTTATTAGAATCCGGTGCCCCAGACGGTGTCTGCGCGGCCGTCGTTGGGGCCAACAGCGACGTATCGCCGCGGACCAGCCCACGAGATGTAGCTGAGCCACACGTAGCCGCTGGCGGCGACGTAGCCGTCGTAGTTGAAGCCGTTGCCGGCGGTGTAGTAACCGAGTGCCGGGGAATCTACCTCGGTGTCAGCGGATACCTCCAGCCGTCGGTCAGCAGTGAACCAGCCGCGGGCGTTGTACCAGACGCCGTTAGGGAGCGGGGTGGGGCCAGCCGGCTGTGCGGGGGCGGCTTGCTGCGGGGCAGGTGCCGGCGGGGCTCCAGCGGAGATGCTGGCGTTGCCATTGCGGTGCGCCTGCACTCGCTCAAGGAAATAATCCCAGGGAAAGCCATAGCCGGGGTCCGTGTGGTCGGATTCTCGGAAGACGCGGCTGATCGCGGCGTGAGAGGTGATGCCCTTTTCGCCGGCGGCGAGCTGTGCATCGGTGAGGATTCGGACAGGGATGCCGTGGCGTGCGCAGATGTCGGCGGTGAGGGCGGCGACCAGCTCCAGCATGGTGCGAGAGTAGTCGTCGAACCATTCGTTACGGCTCTGCGCGGCGCGGCCAGCCATCTCGATGTGGATTCCGTGAGCATTGCCGGTAGTCATAGCAGCCCACGCATAGTCGTCTTCGTTCACGCACTGGAAGATCTCAGTATCGCCGACGACGTAGTGTGCGGAGGTCCCAGCTTCGACGCGAGAGAACCATCCGGTCGCGATGTTGCGGGCGACGGACGAGTTCTCAGGAGTTTCCATCGTGTGGAGGACGACCCAAGAGCTCTTGCGACCGATGTAGCCGTCGCGGTGGTTGGGGCTGGGAGCTAGCTCAGTCACGAGCTTGCTGTCAGGTTTGAGGAGGAGCATGTGTCTTTCTCCTTAGTTGAGGGTTTCGTGGTTGATTTCGATGCGGTTGAACGCGCCGAGGCTCTTAGCAATGTGAGGGGTGGGGAGGTCGATAGCCAGGTTTGACCTGCCCTGCACGTCGTGGCTCCACTTCTCGATTGCGAAGCCGGTGCGAGCGCCGCGGCCCTTGTACTCTGCCTGAGCAATGTTCGAACTCAGGATGAGGTGGTGTGCCCAGTTCGTGACGAAGAAATCCGCGGCCTCCCCTGCCTTAGCTTCACCGCTGACGCAGTCGTGCCAGGAGCTGGAGGCGCTGCGGCACCCGGTGACCTGCGAGGAATGGCCGACGATGACCACGCCGTGTCCTCCGTTTTCCTGGGCGGTGCAAGAGGCGAGCATGTTGCGTCCGCCGCGGATGAAGAAGCCTGCGCCGGCGGCAGTGAATTTATGGTTGCTGGCGGTGTCCCAGATGCCTGCCGGCTTGCCGTCGATGCCGTGGATACTGCGTCGGTTGTACCAGGACTTACATGCGGTCAGAGTGGTGTTGGTGGCGTAGATTTCGACGCCTGCCGACGTGCCGCCAGCGATATTGGAGCTCGATACGTCGACAGCGTCGAGGATATTGTCTGCTGCGCCGATTTCACGGCGGCCAGCAGTCACCGATGCCAGATGGTCCGGGGACTTGCCAATCACCACGCCGGGGCCAAGCGTGCGGCGGACACGGACGTTCCGAATCTGGCATCCCTGATCGTCGAGGCCGAGGACTGCTACGCCGAAAGCGACGTCCCAGATGAGGATGTTCTCGATACGGTGGGCGCCGTCGGGCTCGGGAGGATTGTCTCCCAGCTCAGTATTCAGGAGGATGCCGCCGATATTCGGGTGCATACCATCCTGGCCGGGTCGAGGTGCCGTCGAGGACACATGAGCCGGTCGAGGATGTGAGCTCTTAATCCAGAGGTCGGAGACTCCCATGAGGAGGTTATCCCTGCCGATACGAGGGGCATGCCAGCTTCCAGCGTGGATGATTGCGGTCTTGCCGGCTGACCCGGCGCCGGTGTCCGCAAAAATTACGGTCGATTCGCGCCCCGCGCCCTGCAGATGCACGCCACCGAGCAACTCGATGAACGGCTCTGAGACTTTGTAGTGTCCCGCCGGCAGGTAGACAGTGCCGCCACCAGCGATGTGCGTGGCGTGGATTGCCGCGTTAATGATTGCCGTTGAATCGGTCACCCCAGTAGGGTCTGCGCCTGCGTCAACGACGCTGACAGTCCGGTGAGGCTGAGACATCAGTTTTCCTTCCATAGCGAAGACCCGCACCTTTCATAAAGAGGTGCGGGTCTTCGCGACTAATCGCGCCCGTCTTTATGCGACTGCGCGTTCTTTATTTCTAGGGCCGTCAAGCGGCTATTCATCGAATCAGCCTGGGCGCGGACGACGCGCAGCTCGGCTCGGTTTTCCTCGTCCCCATGACGGAACGCCTCGTGCTCTCTGCGCGATGACACGAGCTCTTCCCCGAAGCCGTCGATTTTCTTTTCCAGCCTCTGGATTCCAGAGTCAGCCGCTTGGGCTGACTGCTGCGCGGCGAGCGCGATATCTCGAACCTTGTCGAGGTCGTCCCTCAGCCCTGTCCCGTGGGAGTTTTGGACTTGTGCTTTGACTGCGGCTTGTTCTTTGAAGACGGATTCGACGATTTCTCGGATACCAGCCAGTTCTGCTTTGTCTTCGTCCCTGCTCCTCCAGTAGGCTTTGTCCCTCTTCTCGTTCAGTTCCTGTTCCTGCTTTTTGCGGGCAGTGAGGATGGTGATGTAGCCGAGGATGGCGATGATGAGAGTTACGACTGCGTCGACTGACGGTATCTTGAGGATGTCAGGAGGCGGCATTAGTGTTTGGGTCCCTCTTTTTTATCTCTACTGGTATGCGCTGCGGGCTTGCTACCCGGCGCCTGCACCTCCGGCGGGGAGGGCTCATCAGGACTCCTCCTGCCTCCACGAAGCGACCAGGGCATCCATCGGCGTGCGCATCAGACGATGGCCAGTCTCATTGGGGTGCCCACCATCATCCGTCAGCGCGCCGTGGTCCACTCTGAAAATTTCTGAGTCCCTCGCGCTCATCACGGTATCGGCGACCTCGACGTACCCTGCCAGGGGGTGCCCCTCCTGTCCGGCACGGAGAGCTCCGCTAGAGCCGGGGGCGGCTGGCGCCCCGGCTATAAGGGGTGCGCCGTCACGTACCCAGGCGTTGAACGCGCGACGCAAAGGTGCTGACGCGACTGGGGTCTGCCCCTCCAGCGTCGCCCATTTGTCTGTGGACGTCGAGGACGGCGAGATAGTGGTCTGCCAGATTTTCAGAGCGGGATTCTCCTTCAGCATCCACTTCCAGGTCTCGACAGCGCTTGCCATGACCTTTACCTCCGTCCCGCCGGTAGCCTGCGCCAAGTTCAGGTCGTTGAATCCCCACGCCGTGGTCACGTGAGTGAATCCCTCCAGCGAGGGAATCGCAGACCAGTGGGTACCAGTCCTGCCGCCAGCGGGGAACGAGGAAGCCCATAGACCAATGTTTGCAGACGGGATACCCGCGGACTTAGCCGCTGCGGAGCTGTACGTGTACTGGTGCGCGATAGATGGGTAGGCGCCAACCTGGGTTCGTGCCGGCGACCCAGATTCAGTGATGGAGTCACCACCAATCAGCCAGGAGATGGTCGCGGGATCGGCAAGGCCCGTAATTTTGTGCGGCATTGCTGGGCGGTAGCCTGCACCGCCGTCAAATGCACGCGAGTTTGCGATTCGCGGTGCGCCAGTAGCTACCTGGTTGCCGTCCAGAATTTCCGCACCGTACCAGCCGCCAGGTGCGGCAGGGTGCGCTAGTCCGTCTGACCGCGCCCCGTAGTAGGTCAGGACCTCGATGCGGTCCCCTGCTGAGACAGTCAGAGGAATATCGTCCGTGACCAGCTGCGCGGGGCCTGTGAGGGTAGCAGTGGTGGCACCGCCGAAGGTCGCGACCATTCGGGAGGACGGGTCACCCTGCCGCTGGACTGAAGCCGCTACGTCCATCGTCACACCATCGGGGAGGTTGCCGCCGTAGGTCAGCTGCAACGCCTTGGCGTTGGCGTAGACATTGTGCTCAGAGAAGTACGTCTTGGGCGTGGCACGGCCGGTATTGACACGGCCGGTGCGCCAGGTGTCGCCAGCGATGACGCGGCGGACAAGCTTTACAGGTTCCGCCGGCTGAGCCGGCTCTGCCTGGATGGAGGTGTCAGGCGGGCCAAATACCATCCGTCCGGTAGTGTCCCACACCCGTAGGCTCACCCCGTCGGTAGTGTAGAGCTCGGTCACTGTGCGGTCACCACCAAATCATCAATGGCAAAGCCAGAGCCTGCGGTAGCCTGCACGCCCACGGCGCCGGCCAGAAGGTGGGCTGAGTCGGTGCCGGTACGGGTGAATTGGGTGCGGTCATTGGCGGTGCCGGTGAGAGTTAGATTGCTTCCCTTAAGGGTGAAGGTGAATTTGGCGCCGACGCTTGCATCGCCGATGGAGACATTCAAGCCGACGATGGTGTTGCCGGCGGTCTTCGAGAGACGCTGCACACGCATTAGGTTAGGCAGGATATTCAGGATGATTTTACCGTCAGCGGTATCACGCAAAGTGATGTTCGCCATGCCCGTAGTAGGACGTGCCGCGAGGGTGAACTCGACCTTCAGGTCAGCCAGACCAGCGGTCAGGGTAGCCGTACCGTCGGCCGCATCACCTGCCACTGCCTTGCCGCCGGTAACGACCATGCCGGGGGCGCCCCCCCAACGCACAGGGGAGCCGCCAAGCGCGGCAGAGGTCATCTGACTGACCAGCGAGCCGGATCCAGTGAACGTGTCGGAGGTGAAAATGTCACCCGGGGCCAGGGGCGGGGTAGCCGTGGTGGTCGCCTGGACGGGGGTACCGGTGGCGATATTGCCGGCACCGTCCTTTACACGGTGCGTGAAACTGTACGCGGTGGTGGGTGACAGCCCCGCCGCCGTGTAGCTGGGGGAGCTCTGCCAGGGCGACCACGCGCCGGAGCCCACGCGGAAACTGTAGCCTGCGACGGTGCGGTCATCACGGGCACCAGACACAGCCAGCATGGCAGAGGTGTTAGAGGGGGTAACCGATAAGGTGCCGGCGGTAGGTGCTGCCGTGTCGGGGGTCTGCGGCTCAGTGGTCAGTGCAGTCTTGCCCGGGTTCTTGGCTTCCCAGGCGCGAGCTTCTGCCAGGGTCGGAAAAATAGGGATGCCAACCTGAGAAGCGTTCTTCGCAATCATGTCAGCAATTTCAGCCTTCAGTACAGACGGGGCGTGCCCGTCAGGCAGCAGGCCGCGAATAATGTTGTTAGTCATTTTTCTCCAATCGGTAAGTTCCGTTGCTGAGGTTGGTGAGCGCCCACCCCGTGGGGAGGGCGATTTGGTAGGTTCCGTCTGTGGTATGGATGACGGATGCTGAAGCCGGGAGCTCGTATGCCCCGTCCTCGCCAGTAGTGATGTCGAGAGGCGGCTCAGGAGTAGGCGGCTCAGGAGTAGGCGGCTCAGGAGTAGGCGGCTCAGGAGTAGGCTCCACGCCCACCACAATCACCGGCAAAGAATGACGACGCCCACCCACCACCAGCACAGGCTTCCACAAACCAGCCGACAACCTGACAGGCTCAACCACCCCATCAACAACCGGCACCTCAACCACACCAGGAACAAGCACAACTCCCCCACGACGCTCAGCGCCACCCTGCCAGATATACCTGACAACACCACACACCGGGGTAGAATCAGCCGCCCGCCCAAACGGCAAAGCTACCGTGCCTAAATCAACTCTCACTTGATCACTTCCCACTCACCATCAGCGCCAGCATGGACATCGACAGGTTCACCCAGACCGTTATGCACAGACCAAGAACCGCTGCCGTCATGAGCTACGAACACCTCATCACGCGCCTTCAACTTGCCGTCCAGTTCCGCCAGCTTCGCATCAATCACCATCAACGCCGCACCAGCGTCAACAGCCACCCGCGCCGGGGAATCCTCCCCCGCATACGGGATGCCAGCATGCGGCGTCTTACCACCCAAATCTGCCATTTACTGCACCTTTCCAGGCAACGCCGCGTAGACCTGCCTATATGTCTTGCCATGGTTAATGTCACGGTTAGTGGCGTATGCTTTCGCCATGTCGCCGTATGTCTTACCAGCCACACCAGAGGTCACCGCCTTCACCTGCAGCTCAACACTGTAGGTGGGGACCTTACCGGACCATGATTCGCGGTAGCCGGTGATAAGCGCTTCCACACCCCACCTACCAGCCTCCAGCGCAACCGTATCGCCAACCTGTTTCCGCGGGTCCCAGAGCATATCAAGCCCATCAAGCGTGACTCGCTCAACACCTAGTTCCTCGACGAGCGCACCGATGACGCGGCGCGCGTCCTCATTGTGCAGCCACCAACCGACATCCAACGTGAAAGGCGGTGCACCCGCAGGTGCTTTGCGGATCAGACGCTTCAACGTGTAATCCGTCCACGTCACCAAAGTGTGGCACCGCAAGATAGGTACGGGGCGTGCACGGTTGCCAAAGCGAAGCTCATCTGCTCCCAGCGATGGGGTGCACAGGTAGTACTTTTCAGGACCGCCGCTAGTCTTTTTCTGCACACGGAGCGTCAACTTTGCAGTACGTTGCCCAAGCTTTTCCAACCTGCCAGAAATATCCTCATGATTGGCTGCATTACCTGTCCACCGATACCCAGGAGGGTCCTCCTGGTTCTCAAAACTGATAGCCCACCATGCCCCCCCCCCGCCATTGAAATCCTTATAGTCGAAGATGCCCCTCTTGGACAGCACGACAGGGCGGAAATTCATATCTAGCCCAATCACGTCCACATTATCGGGCCACTGCGCGAATATCTCCAGGTCCTCATTTGCGGGAATTTCAGTGAGGTTGTCAGGTTCCCACGCAGTCAGCACCGCGTCCTTGCCGTTTCCCTGCACCGTCGGATTTTTACCTTTAACCGTGACGCTAGAGCGCACACCATCGCGTGCGGTCTTCCAGGAGCCACCAAAAACACGCTCCGACACCTGGTCAGTAACGGTGACGGAACCGGCAGCCAGGCGATCACGTGCCGCCATATTCAAGCGCCCCTCCTCATCCACCCAGACGGTAGACAGAGTAGCCTGACACCACGACGAAACAATCGACTCACAAGTCACATTCTCGAAGCCACGCGTCGCAGGAACACGCACCTGCTCCAGCGCTGACGGCTGCAGGCGCGGTGTCGGGCGCGCCATCATCCCCACACGGCGACCACCATCCAGCCAATCACGCAAATAATCGACCTTCACGCCCAGCACCATGTTTGCGGTCACCGAGGCAACATCAGCCGATGTAGTGACCTTAGCTGATTCGACAAGCTCCGAATCGCTCTCCGCAGCAGATAGCCAGCGACGCACGCCACGCGCGTTCAACTTGACCGCCATGACGGGGCGCTCCCCTACCGCCGGCCAGGATGACATGGCGCCAGTCGCAGACGACCAGCCGCCAAACGTATTAGTCGCCGCATCATAGGACACGATGAACCGGGCGCCGTCAGTGAACGTGACCTCTACCGATGCGTTCACCTTTTGATGGTAGAGGCGGGCGTAAATCATGACGTCCCTGCCGTCACGGCTGACACTCGCGTCAGCCTCAGTAGTCTGCTTGCTACGTCCCGAGAGCCCGTCAGGTGAGCCGTACTCCGCGCCGGGTGTAGTCATTTTGCCGACTGCCGCCGCGGCGCCGTACTGGTGGCTATTCTGAACCACGGTATCCTCAGTCACCGGCGGGAGCACACCATAACCTGCCTGTTCAATCGCCCTGTATGCAACCCATGCGGTGCGACCATAAGACTGCCGCTCAACCATCGGCGGGATACTGATAATCTCCTGCAGCCCGGCCTGCAGATTATCGCTAATCTGCGTAGTAACCGTATCCGACGTCAGAGAGTAGGTAGACGCGCCAAGGTATCCCCAAAAACGCGGGAACTCGACGCCGTTCACCACAGCGACGATTCGCACGTGTGATCCCTGGGACGGCACCCACCGGGACTCCCCCACCGGGGCTAGAGGGTGCTCCACAACAGCAGTCTCAGGCGCCCAAACAATAGAACCAGTGCGAGAATAGACATTGTCGCCCGCAGCGACCAACGAAGATGGTAGACCTCCGGAGGTGTTGCCCTCCCACGACGCCGACAGGTGCGGACGCTCTACGCCATCCACAAAAATGCGGAGCGTCGCGTCAATCACCGGCCCCGGCTCATATTTTCCCTTGAGCATCAGCCGACCTCCTTAATCGTGAGCGACATCGTGCGCCACGTATCCTGCGTCCAGAACTCGTGCTCCGTGTACGTGGCCGTTGTCTCCTCGACGATTACCGAGTCAGCGCCCGCCCCAACATCCCAGCGCGGGCACGAATCAAGCCAGACCACCTGCGGGAGACATAGCGTCTTATATCCCGACGCAGTGACCTTCAGTGCAACAGCACCGGCGGGGAACACGGGAATAGTCACCTGCAACCGGTGCATCACCTGGCGGCGTGCACGCTCAACACGTGCGTTGCCGACAGGTCGCCCTGCTGCGTTCACCGGCTGTAGCGTGAGCACCGTATCCCCGGCAGTATCCACCGATACGGTTACCGGCGACCCCTCCGGGACAGGCACAGACGACGCGATAATCACCTCACCACCGCCAACACACGATGCCGCAGCGGGGCCGCCGACACCATCCACATAACCGCCATTAGCGATACCAGCCAGCATTGACTCGGCAGGCGTGAGCACGTTCGTCACCGCCGCCTCGTCAGAGATGAACCGCCACGGGCCGGGGCCGAACGCCCCGGCTACCAGCTGCGACAAGCCAGTGATCTCTCGGTTCGTGCCGGTCACGTCAAGCGACCATTCACGCCGCCGCGCCCACACCGGGGCTGTGACAAATGCCCAGCGGCGCGACGGCGCGGACTGGATCTCATACCGGGTCGGGGTAGTGACCTTAACCGGAGTGGGCCACAGGATCTTGTGCATCCTGCCCGGCTCACCGATGTATCCAGCCATTAGTAGACCCTTTCAGCTCGTCGGGACATCTGCAGGAAGGCCCGTTCATCCACAGCGCCCAGGCGGGACAGGACATCTACTAGCTGGGCTAGTACCTCAGCGTTCTGTGCGGTAGCTCCTTCGACCGACTGGGCGGTAGATGCAACCGCTACCGGCTCAGGAGTCGTAGGGACACTCAGCCCAGTGACGCCAGCTGCTGAGAAGTCCGCGCCACCGAGGGCATAGCCGGCGGCTTCTGCTACCTGGTTACGACCAGCGCGGATAGACCCCGCAAAATCACCAATCAAAGCGCGGCCACTATGGGTGGTGTAGCCGCGCCCCGAGAACGGACCAATCTTAGCCGGAGAGTGCGGGAAGAAATCGCCGATGGCCTTCATGATGCCGCCGACCGCATCCTTCGCCCCGCTGAGCATGCTCTTAATTCCGTCGATGAAGCCGCCAATGAGGGCCTTGCCGGAGTCCACGAGCATACCGCCCAGGTTGCCTAGGCCTTCCTTGATTTTCTCGGGCATTGACTTCACAAATTCCACAGCAGACCCGACGCCATCACTAATGGTCTTAGTGATGCCATTCCACGCGCCGACCACGAAATCGCCGATGCCGCCCCAGAGGTTGTTCCAGATGTCCACCAGCATTTTCGCCAGGTTCTCGAAAATGCGCATCACGACATCGAACGCGCCCGTGATGGTGTTCACAATGAACTCGAGAACCCCCTTCAGCACGTCGAGGAGGCCATTCCACGCGCCTTCCCAATCACCGCGCAAGGCGGAGAGGAACACATTAAGAATTCCTGTGATGATATTCACAGCGTCCGCGACGACCTTGCCGATGAACCCAAAAATGTCCGAGACGGTCTTGCCGATGAATTCGAAGGCCGGCGAGAAGGTTTGTATGAGGAAGGCCACAATCGGGGCGAGGAAAGACACAATCTGCGCGGCAATCTCCACAATGGTCGTGACCATCGGCACCAGCGCGCCGACCACGGTGGTCACCATGCCGATAAAAGCCTGCCCAATCTGGACCAGCACGGGGATGACCGCGGCGATAATCGGCTGGACCATCGTCACGAGGCCCTGGAAAATCTGCGCCAGCGAATTGCGGAACGGCTCACTAGATGCGAGCGCGGTCACAAAAGCGGCCACGAGCAGGCCAATGCCGGCGACCACCGCGAGCACCGGAGCCGACATACCCGCGAACACGCCCGCGACAGCACCGATGACCGGGATAATCGCGCCGACCACGGAGGCAATCGTGCCGATGATTGACACGACGGTGCCGATGACCGGGGCCAGCGGAGCCAAAGCACCCACCACGGCAAGAATTGTGGCTGCTAGCTGCGGATTATTACGCATGAACTCCGCCAGCGCCTTCACCACGTCAGCCACAACCGGCAGAATGACCTTCAGCGCCTCAGACAGGCCCTTAGCGAGCACCTCAACCACCGGAGCCAGCGACTGCTTAAAATCTGCGAACGCCGGGGCGAGACCCTGCACAATCTGAGTCACCAGAGGCGCCAGGACAGGCAGAATCTCACCAATAGCACCCAGCAGAGCACCAACAGCAGGTGCAGCCGCCGAAAACGCCGGAGCCAGCTCGATAGCCGCCTTCACCAGGCCATCAAACATCTTGTTCACGCCGTCCGCAATGGCGGGGTTGCGCAGAGCCTGGGCAATACCGTCAAACAAGATGCTGACGACCGCGCCCGCCTTCTCCATCGACCGGCCAATCGTCGGAGCCAGCTGCTCAAACGCACCAGCCAGCGAGGACAAGCCAGGGGCGAGGTTCTTCACGCCAGCAAAGGCACCCTCAAATACGGTGGTGAGCGCACCCTGCATCAGAGGACCATTCACGGCCTTATTGATTGCATCAAAAGCCGCAGCCAACCCCTGCAGACCGCCACCGCCGGCGGCCTCAGCAGCCTTAGCAACACCATTAATAACGCCTGCAACGTCAATAAGGATTCCGCCGAAGAGCTTCGCGTTCGTGATGCCACGATCAATGATCTCGTTGATGCGGCCTGCTTCCTGAGCCTGAGTTACCCAGCTCAAGAAGGCGTTAGATACCTCGGTGAACGCCGCCGCCATGCGTGGCAAATATGAGCCACCCACCGCACCGAGACGGAACATTGCCTCCGCAAATGCGCCCGCGCCCTGAGACGCAATAGCGATTGACTCGCGCAGCGGCTCGAACAGCGCGGACATACCGCCGACGGCGGTAATGCCCTCAGACATGCCGGAGAAAAATGCGCTCCAAAAACTGCCACTGAGAGTTCCTAGTCGCTTGTACTCGGCGAAAAACGGGACAATGCCGGTGCTGTAGAGGTCAGCCAGACCTGATTTTGCAACGCTCCAAAACGCCTCATTATGCGTAAAGCGCGCATCCACGAACATGTCGCGGAACTTACCGAAGCCGCCTGAAAGCTGGTCTAGGTAGATTAGGATATTCTGCAGGCCGTCAGCGCTGGACGCCAGGCCAACGAGAAAACCACTCATAATACCCGGCAACGCGAGACCAGCGCCAGAGATCTGAGCCATCGACACCGCCACCATAGCCGCATTACCAGCCATAGCGCTCATTGCCGCGCTCATTGCCGCGATCTTCGTCGCCGCCGCACCAGCAGAAACCGCAATCTTATCGAAATTCGAAGCAACTTCCTTAGCATGCCCAAACCCAACCGACGCAACATTACCGCCAGCCAACGACGCCAAACCAGCCTTCGCCGCATCCAGGCCCTGCAACACCACCCGCACCTCAGCAGTACGCGGGCGCGTCAGTACACCCAGCGCGGCAGACGCCTTACGAGTCTGCGCATCCACCGCCACATGGGTCTTAAAATCCTTAGCGATACCCGCCAGGCGAGCCTTCGTCTGAACAAGAGACGCCTGATCAACACGCGCCTCAACATCAACAGCAGCCCGCAACTGCCCCTTCAACGCCGCCAAGTCCTTCTTCAAATCAGCCTTGAACTTCGACGTATCCGGGAAAACACGGACAGACATCTTGCCAATCGACGCCATCGACTAAACCCCCTAACGGTATTTCGCTGGAACCATCCGAGACAGGTCCATCTTTTCCACTGGCTGACGCATATCAACGCCGACGCGTTCTTTCTTCTGCTTGACAGGCTGCGGAGGGTTCACACGCTGTGAAGCCGTCAACCGCTTGCCCTTCACCTGCGTATTCACACCATTGACCACACCAGCCAGCAAGTAAGCCTCATTCCCCCACCCAAACAGGTCAGAGTTCCCAAGCTCCAAAGCACGGAACAGAGAGCGCTCCTCGTACTGCACCCGACCCAGCAGTGCTTTGACCGGGCGCAAATCCTCAACCCAAACCATCTCAAACGGGTTCACACCGAACAGGGCGAGGAAATCACCAACTAGCTCTTGGTGCTCTGAGAAGAACTGGTCGAGCGCATGCCTTTTCCCAGCTCCTCCACAAAGGCAGACACAGTCTGAATCGCAGGCAACAGATTCGCCGCGTTATAAAACTCTTTGCGGAACGTCTCCACGTCAACGATGAACGTGTCATTCACGACTGCCTTCACCAGCAGCTTCATGTCCTGGTTAGTGAAGTCATAAACATCAACATCAAGCCCCTGCAGCGCTTCCACCGCTTCCAGGGCATCAATCGGGTCAATCTCATTGAGCGGGCGGAAATACTTAGCACCAGGCAGCTTCTTAAAAGGAACCTTCGGCGCCTTACGGTCAGCGGGCATCTTCTTACGAGCAGTAGTCATAACAGGGTTCTCCTATAGGGGGGGGGTAGAAGTGTAACCGCCCCTCCCCTACCAAAAAGGGGCGAGACGGCTACAACAACCAAACATTCAGTTACTAAGCGGCCACACCAGCGGCACGAACAACAGGCGCAGCGACAGACTGACGCTTCACCGGGTAGAACGTCTTATGCCAACGATCCTCGCTGTCCGGCTTCACAGTAACCTTCACCGGAACTTCGGTGTACTTCTCACGATCAAGACCGAGCAGGCCAGCCTTCAGCGTCGCGATGTAGTAACCAATACCAGTCAGAGTGCTGCCGTCTTCAACAACGATAAGCAGAGCGTGGGTCTTGCCGCGGGTACGGCTGGTGGTAACGTAACCGTCCTCTTCCTCGATGCCGCCTTCCTTCACAACAGACCAGAAGGTCTTCGACGGAGAAACACTCTTAATGGTGCCGGTGATTGAACCACCAGTGCGGGTATCCTTGCGATCCCAAGTGTCCTTGTTCGAGTCCTTATCGTCGTCCTCTTCGAACTCCGGCAGAGTTTCTGCCGAGGTATCGCCAAACCACTTCCAGGAGCCCCAATCCTCGCCAGTGAACTCAAAGGTGTTCAGCTTCGGGAACGGGGTGCCGACAGGGGCGTAATAAATATGGCCAATGTTCGCAATGGTAGTCGCGTCGAGCGATTCATCAAGCTTAGACATCAGCCCTCCTTCCATATACAGGTCTATAAACAACAGAAGCCGGGGCTAACCGGCATTAGGAGATTGGCGGAAAACCACCTGAACCGCCGCAGTGTACTGAAACAGGCGGGATGCCTCATACTTGTGCTGAACCAGGTGCGGCTGCTGAACCTCCGTACAGCGACTCACCCAACCCAACTCAGTCACCTCATGCACACCATCGAACAGGCGGCTAAACGCGTCAGCACACAACTGCTGAGCGTCCACTCGACGCTCAGCCAACGCGTTCAACGTCACCGTAGCCACCGCCGACAGCGACGGGTTATCCAGGTTTTCGCTAAAATGCGTCGGCGCGGACTGCTCAACAATCAACGCCGGTAACCGCCGCAGCAGATCAGTCGGAGCCTGAAAGAACAGCGCCCCACCAATCCCCTGCAGATGGTGCTCAATGAGTCCGAGCGTGTCAATGGTCTTCATCAGAGTGCCCTCGCGTTCTGTAGAGCGCGGGTGAACACGAACTTACCGGGTTCCCACCCGCCGTCCTTCGTTACATGCCCCCACTCGATAATGTGGGCTTGCGGATCCGTAGTGAAGATGAGGTAGTCCATCACGCCACGCTTAGTCGGCTCACGCACGAACCCGAACGACGCCGCATACGCGCCGGTGACCTTACCTTCAGGTGACGCATACACGCGCGCCACCTCCGCATCCACCAACGCTTTACCCTTACGGGCAAGCGCCGCGAACCTCGGGTCACGGGACGCATGCCGCGCCACAATCAGCTCAATGTCAGCCCTTGCTTGGAATGACACTCTACTTCACCTCCGTAGATGGGTCCACCATCAGCACCTTGTAGTGTGAGGTCGTCCCAGACATTGAAGAGAGGACCGCTTCGCCTCTCTGCTCGAACACGCGCCCGTTCCACTCGATACGTGAGTACGGTCCACCAGGCCACGGGGCCTGCCCATGCTCCTGATGGAAGTACTTCACGCGGTAGACAGTTTGGATGCCTTCAACAAGGCCGGCGCTCTCTTTCGAAGAGACCGGCTGCACGTTGCACTGCACGGTAACAGGGGCGGCCGGCTCTTCCGGCCCATACGGGCCAACCGAGGGCTGTACAGGGGTTACCGTGACCGTGTGCACGCCTTTACGGAGCCTGCTCACGGCAAACCACCGCCGGTGATGTACCGCTTCTCAGAGAACGAGTCCTGGGCAGGCCACCCGTACTGGAATTGACGGTCAGGAGGCAGGGAGATGCTAGGCCCCCAGCTCCGGTACCGTGCCGCGGCATAGCCATCTGTCGCAGGGGCGACGGTCCGGTACCTGCCGGAGCCTGTCGCCTGTGCGAGGTTCTTCCAGTCCTTCTCCAGAATGTCCAGAAGGCCGGACGCGACCATGTAATTCAGCTGGTACGAGTAGCCATCTTCCGTCTCACTGCGGTAGATTCCGCCGTCGTCCGCGCGAAGCACACGCGCGACCGCCTCAGCCTCAATATTCCTGACCAGATCGAACACGACCTCATCAAGAACCAGTTCGTCCAGGCTCTTATAGCGGACGCGGATAAGGTTTTCCGCCTTGGAGAGCAGGGAGGCAATGTATGATTCTTCGTCACCGCGGAACTCCCTGCGGAGCGCAGCCTTCACGTCATCAGCAGTCGCAATCGTCAATGAATCACTCACCATGTACGCCTCCCTTCTCTACCAGCGACCCGCTTACTTCGGGTCAGCGACCTTGTCTTCGTAGGCGACGAACGCGGACTTGTCGGTGATGACCCAGCCGAACTGAGCCTCCACCAGCATTGCCTCCATGTTGTTCTGCCACAGGTTGACCTGGGTGCCGCCGTCGTTGATGGTTGCCTGGTCGGTGCGGCGGATAGAAATCTTCTCTGCGAAGCCGTACTTGAGTGCGGACCAGTCGCCACCGAAGGCGCGAACCTTGGTGTCGGCGGATGCGCCGACCTTGCCGGAGACAGCGCGCCCGTAGGCGACGGGCAGGCCCAGCAGGTTACCCAGGTTGTCCTTCAGGTTCACGCTATCGCTGTAGATGGGGCGGCCGAGGGTGTCGGTTGCACCGTAGATGCGGGACTTGAACGACTTGTCTGCTGCGAAGCCGTCCAGGTCAAAGTCGAAGTTCTCGTTCAGGTTCACCAGATCCGCGCCAGCCAGAAGCTCCGCAGTCAGGCCGCCCTTATCCTTAGCGGTTGCGCCAAGCTCAATACGGTTGGTGGTCTGGTTAATGTACTCAACGCCAGCAATGGTCTGGCCGTTGATCGCGTTCTTGCCGTGCAGGATGGCGAGGTCGAACGCGCGGGTGATAGCCGCGGCTGCTTCCTTCTCCAGAAGCTTCAGGTAGCCGGCGGCGTCAGCCTGACGCGCCTCCATGCTCCAGTACATCAGCGCCGCAACCTTGATGGGCTTGATGGTCTTTGCGGTCACGCCCATGCTGGTCACGGGCTTTGCCTGGCCTTCACCGACCACGCCGGCCTGCGGCTGGGAGGTCTGAACGGCGATAGTGGTGCCGGTAATCGGGATAGGGGTGGTGCCGGCAAGCTTCTGAACGACGGAGCCTTCAGAGACTCGGCCGATGATGTTGCGGGCGAACGACTGCGGCAGGACACCGCCAGTCTTAAAGGTTTCAAGAGTCGCGGTTGCGCTCATTTGGTTCTCCAATCAAGTTTTGGGTATAGAAAAAGCCCTCACCGTCTCGGTAAGGGCTCAAATATTAGGGGCGTTTAGCCGAAGATAATCTCTGCTGCCTCTTCATAGGCATCACGTGCCGGTGCCGCGTGCTGTGCGGGGTTCGGCGCCATGCCTCGGCTCTTCGGTGCCGCCGCGAGGACCGCCTCGGTCTTCTCATTCGCGGCATCGCTGATGAGCTTCTGCAGAGTTGCGAGGTTCTTCTCGATTTCCTCGCTAGTCTCGCCCGGCACAAAGGGCGCGAAGTCCTGGGGCAGGCCAACGGCGGCGAGCGCCTTGACGCGCGCCAGCTCAGCCTGCAGGGACGCAATCTGCGCCGCAGGATGATTCTGCGGCTCAGGAGCCTCAGCCTCGGCGGGCTTAGCCTCGGGTTCCTGCGCAGGCTCTTCGGCAGCAGCAGGTTCAGGAGCCTCTGCCTGCTTCGCCTTCACCGCCGCCAGCTCAGCCTTCAGATTCTGAACCAGCTTCCAGGCGCGTTCGGGGTCGAAGGTCTCGCCGTCACGCTCCCACGGGGGCGTAGCTTCAGTGTGCTCTTCAACCTTTGCCTCAATGACAGATGCTTCACTCATCTTTTAGGGTTCCTTTCGGGTATAGCAAAAGGCACCCTGCCACTTAGCAGGATGCCTTTCACAAAAGTTATGAGGAGTTAGCCGGTGACGCCCCCGACGGTCTTCTAGACCGAAGCATAAAGCCGCGGCCGCCCAAGCATTATTGCCACACCAATAAGTGAGGCTCAGGGTTACAGAGGAATCGTCTAACTCCTTACCTACAGTCTATCAGCTATTCTCATCATTTTCAAAATGAATTTGGGTTAGATTCTGCCCACCAGAGTGCATGACATACAAATTTTTAATAGGGGCTTGAGGGTTACGTGAATTGTATGTTTGCATTTGCCTCGTCAACTTTGCATCCAGACGCCTTACCCCCAGGTCAACAACAAAATTCTCTTTCGTTACACCATGCAGCCGAGCTTTCTTCACTGCTTCAGAGATTCGGTTCTTAATTGTTGAGTACTTATTCTTTGAGGACTTCAGCTCACTAATCAGCTCGCCATTATTCAGCCAAATAAAATCATTGCTGGGCTTCATTCCGCCGCCCTTCTCAGGTTCCGGCCGCTCAATCCACCGAGCCTTATTCCCCAACGCCTCGAACCTCAGCAAGAACAACAGCTCATGCCCGTACAGCTTCTCACCATCAGGAATCTCAGAAGCAAGCGCCCCATAATACTTCGGGTCAACCTGCTCTTCTTTACCATCAAGCCGCTCAGCCTCCTGCCACGCCTCAGCCTCACGCGATAGCACTGTCGAGATCTTGACTGGCTCATACCCCTCTGGGTCTGCCTCATACTTACGGTCTTCCTTCTCGACCGTCTCCCGATAAAACTTAGCCAGCCTCTGCTGCTCAGCCCGCCCCGACCAATTCTCAGGGTCAAAAACGGGCACCACAATGCAGTCGCAATGCTCATGGAACGCGCGCGGGTTCTTCTTCCGCAGCTCCGTCCGTGCCTTCCGAGAGAGAAAACCGCCCTCACGGGACTTCTCCCCCACCGGCGCAGCAACATACTTCGCCGCATCCGCAGACGAATAAACCGGGCCGCGCGAAGCAAGCATGATGCAGAACCCGCACGAATACTTGCCCTGCAAAACACGAGCCCACCCCACCGGGCGAACCTTGCCGCCGCCCGCCGGGGCGTCATCATCCGACCCGTCACCGGCGGGGAGCGGGGAGGAGTGCCGTTCCAGCTCATCCTGCTCCTCCCTGGTCGCATAATTGCCGAACTCAGGGTCGAGCACCGCACGCATCATCTGACGGTGCCCCGCCATCACCACATGACGGCGAGCCGCCGCCGCCAACTGCTCCGCAGAAGCCCCCACGTTCTCACGAAGGAGCTTCCTGAGCGCGGACGCATGGTACGGCTCCACCGGCGGGTGATACGCCTCCACGCCATGCTCTGCAGCTGACGCATCCAGAAAAGCGTTCGCCGCCTGCGCCGCCAACCGGCGATGCTTCACGACCAGCGACCGCATCCCCGGCTCCGCAGCCTTCACCGCCGCCGGGTCAGACAAATCAATCAACCCCAGCGCCGCAAGGAAAGCCTCCACAAACGCGTCAGCCACAGCGGCGAGCGCCTGAGCATACGCCGCAGCAAGATCATCAAGCATGCGGCGCCTCCTTTAGTAGACGGGGTCTCCCACCGACACCGCCAAACGACGGTCCAGCGCACGGTCACGCTTCAACTGCTCCGGCGACAGACCCATGAACTCACGCACCGTCTCAGACGAGACAACACCCTGCGCCTGAGCCTGCAACATCAACGCATTACGCGAGCTGAGCGAAATCACTGCGGGGTCACGCCAACGCGCCTCAAGCGTCTCCAGCCCCTCAGTGTCCACATCGGCAACTGCCAGGACGCACCGCGCCAAATCCTCGACCGCGTCACCAAAAATGCTCTGCTTCAGCTCTGCCTTAGTAATCAAACGGTCCTTCGCGCTTCGCATCGCCTCCGCAGATGCAGGATTCGACTCCGTAGAGACACCCAGCATGAACGGCGGGATTCCCGTCTGCGACGCGACCTGCAGCGCGTAGGTTTTGAACGTGTTCAGCAGCTGGGTGAGGTCTGCGCCCGGCACTGAGCCGGTCTGCGCACCGGACGGGCCAACCAAGAAACGCCCAAAATAGGCTTCCAGGCGGCTCTGCCTCTGGTTACCGTCCTCATCAAGGAACATCTCTTCAACACCATCGCCGAAGAGGTACCTGACCGGCATGGACAGGAGTTCCTGAGCCACCTGCAGATTCGTCAGCGTTCGCGCCGCGGCGTCGCACAGCTTGTGGATCTCTTCAATCTCGCTTCGCCCCTCCTCACCCAGGCGAATCTGGTTCACAAAGGGGATAACGGGGATTCCGTCGAAGCCGTGCTCGTCAATATGGGTGAGCACCTCAAAACCATCACGCAGGGCGAAGAACCGAGTCACGCCAGGCTCATAAACAGCCCGGTACGTGTCCAAACCATCGCGATAAGTCTGGGTAGCCTGGACCAGGCGGCCTGTAGCGTCCCTCCGCAGCTCAAACTCGTCACCCTTATGCACCGAAATGTGCGGGATAGAGGGGTCAGAGCCGCCACCAACGACCATGAACGCCGCACCAGAGACGAGAGCCTCCGTCAGCGCCAGCGTCAGCTTGGTACGGAAGTTATTAGCCTGAAGGATGCGGTTCAGCTGCTCAGGAGCCTCATCCTGACCGCCATGACGGGAAATGGAGAAACCGTCAAGCACCAACGACTCGACCAGCACGTCCACTGCCAGCTTCGGCCAGCCAACCTGCATCTCCAGCACACGAACATCAGGAGGCAAGGACACACCGATAGCGTCCAGGCGGTGCTCACCGTTGTAGTAGCTCTCCCACTTACCCGGGTTCTTTACAATACGGCCCATTGGCTGCCTCCCTTCTTGTCCTTCTCCGTCAGCCCATGGAGCGCCAAAGTGCACGCCACCAGAGGAGAAATATCTTCAGCTCGATCATCACGAGTCCAATACCAGAGCTCACTGCCGCCCTTAGAACGTCGACAAGCTTGAATAGCCGCATCCAACTCCTCCTGACCGGTATGTCGAACCGAACCACGACCCAAAGCCTCAAAGAAAACACCGCACGCCTGCATATAGGTGCGGTGGTCAAGGCCCATAGTCATCCGCTTCAGCTTTGGAGACTTCGCAATCACCTCAGTCGACTGCGAAGCCCCCGTATAAACCATCGCCGCAGGCTTCCACTTACGCTTCAGCTCCTCCAAGCGTGCCGGCACCCAATCCGTGCCAACACGCCTATCAACAACCTCAATGTGAATGTTCCCGTCAGCCCGGCGAGACGCTGCGGCAATCGTCGCCACATCACGCAAAGGCGTGACATCCACACCGAACGCGACCTCAACACCGGAACGGGACTCCGGATCAAGGCACTGAGCCCAAAAATCAGCAGGGATAGCAGAAGAAGAGCCAACCTTTGACCAGATGCCGAGGCGCTCACGCTTGAAATGCTCATCGCTCATCGCGCGGCGCTCCGAATCCACATACTCAGCCGAAATGCGCCGACCAAGCGCCGGATTTGCCAGCGCCCAGTTCGCCGGGTCTGCCGGGTCAGCGTCCTCAGCCGTCGACCACTCGTAAAACGCCAGCTTCGTCTCCTCAGCAGGCGAGAGCGCCCTATCACGGATGCTTTTCAGCACCTCAGAGTCAGGCATCCCAGCAGACGAGGCGTACCAAATCTGCGGGGACTCATTCAAACTCTTTGATGCCAGCGTCGGCAGCATCGAAGCCTGCACAGAACGCGGCAAATCGTAAGCCTCATCGAACACAACCAGGTCAGCGGTGAAGCCACGCGCCGAACCGCGGCTACGCGCCTTGAACAGGACGCGGTTACCGCTCGCAGTCGTCAAGGACATGCCGCTGTTGCCAGTTTTGATGCCTGACATCTTCCCCTGCGGGTCACCCGCGTACCCAGCCATGTACTCGACCAGCTCGGACCCGCGAATCAGCGACTCCAAACGCTGCTGATGCTCAACCGCCGTACCAAACAGGTGCGCCGAGTGAAGAATCAGCCGCTCACCGAACAAAAACATGCCAGCAAGCTCACGCGCTTCAAGAATCGAGCCTTTGCCATTCTGTCGAGGCACGATAAGACCGACCTCGAACGCCTTCCAGCGCCCATCAACACGCTCACCGAGCGCACCACGGAGCACATGCTGCTGCCAAGGGTCCAAATGCAGGCCGGCAACAGCCGCCAGATCCACCGCATCATCACCAGCAGAGGTGAAATACAGCGGCGTAACGTCAATGCGAGGAGTCTGAGACCCCATCAGCTGAGCCGTCTCAGCCACAGAGCCTCACCTCCACCCTAAACAGCCTGCGCCTCTTCGATGCGGCGATTCCTACGAGCGGCCAGCTCATCCAGCGCGCTCACCTTCGGCTTCGCCGTCTCCGTCAGCCGCTCAATATCTGCCGCAGCCTCACGCTCAGCGTTCAGAAGCGCCGCCACATCACGAGGCCCAGCAACAATCAGAGCCGCACGGGCCTTGTATAGTCGCCACCGCGCGGACTCCAACGGGTCCTCATGCGTCGGCACAGGAATCTCACGGGTCGCACCATAGGCGACCATCTGCTCAACAACCACGGAGCCAGACTGTCCAACAGCTCGGACAACAGGCGCAGAATCAGGAGCACCATTCACGGGTTCCGGCGGCCGCTCCGCAGCCTTACGATCACGCGCCGCCTTCGACGCGGCACGCTCCGCAGCCTTACATTCCGGGCACGGAGCCTCACCCCGGCGCCGGTGACGCTTCGCCGCCGCCGTAGTCCCGCAAGGAGCCAGGCTGCGGCTTTTCTTCTCAGCCACAGAACCCCCTCCCAACGGGAAATTTTGGGTTTCAGAGCCCGCGGGGGGATGTCACTATGACCGAAGGGGGAAACTTGACCCCATAGGGGGTAACCCCCGGGGTACGTTTCCCATTCAGCCGTCATCTGAAAACCAAATCCGTTTCGTCGTCGTCGAATAAAAAGTTTGAATCACTCACCATTCTTGCGTGGTCTTGGGCGCTCGCACCTGGTGTGCAAGTCGTTTACGTCCGCGCTGTGAGTTACATCGTCGGTGTGCCGGTGCCAGGTCGCCGAGCAGGTTGCCACCGTTAGCTATGGCATCAAGATGGTCGGCAGTGAAAGCCAGCGGGTGAGTGTAGGGCAGGCTCATGTCGATGGGATTGCCACAGAGGTGGCAGGGCCAGCCGTTGTCGTTGGTGGCTTTGCGCAGTTCGGCTGCGCGTTTGCGGTAGGTGCGGTCACTGTATTTGGTCGCAGTCGTCACAGTCGCACCTGCTTCCGATGATGGCGCGGAGTTGCGCCTTGGAGATGATGAGTTCGAAGTAGCCTTCGGTGTCGAAGATGGCTCTCCCCCAGCTGATATCGACGTCCCATTCTGCGGGGAATCGCTCTTGGAGTGTCTTGAAGATTTGTTCTTCTTCTTCGTCGGTGAAGCCTCTACGGCACATGTCGCCCCTTTCCTAGATGGTGAGGGTGAGTGTGGTGAGCAGTGTGGCGAGTAGGAGTGCTCCTGCGATGATGCCTGCCATGGTTCGGGTTGCCCCGTTGGTGATGGCGATGTCTACTGCGTGGGCGGTTAGATTGCTGCCGATGATGGCGGTGATGATTGCGACGGGGATCATTTGTTTGCTTTCTGGTACAGTCGGAGCCCCTGTCCGTGGTGGGCAGGGGCTCCGACTGAAGTGACTACACGCTATTGCTAACCATCGAGTGTTGTCTTCTGTGATCCGCCGCGTCATGGGTGCCCTGTTTGTTTTTGGGCACCATGAAGCTGGGCCACAGTGTACACAAGTTTTTAGGGGTTTGCAATGAGTGCGGTGCGGATGGTGTCGATGCCGTGCCAGGTGGTTTTGCAGGCGGCGCAGATGGCGGTTTCGGCGCGTAGGTGGAAGTGGATTGCTTCGTCTACTCGTTGTCCGCCTTCGCTGGTTTCGGTGACGACCCATTCGGCTGCGCAGTTGGGGCAGGGGACGCGGAGCGGGACGATAGTTTCGTCGAGCCCGTGGATGGCTTCGCGCCAGCCGGTGAGCTTGGTGACGGCGTAGTCGTGGTCGACGTGGCGCGCCCAGTTGGTGAGTTTGTCGGCGAGGGTGGCGTTCTTGGGTGCCTGCTGGGTGGCGGGTAGGTCGTACCTGATTTGGTGTTCGATGGCGGCTTTGATGAGGAGTGCGTGGTCGTTGCAGGGACTGGTGGATTTGAATCCGCCGCCGGGGCCGCTGTTGGGGCGTTCGGTGATGGCGTGTTCGAGTTGCTGTAGGAGGGGTAGGGCGCGGGTGTAGGTGGTGGTTCCGTGCCAGGTGTGGGTGGCGAGGTGGTCGTTGGTGAATTCGTGGAGGAGTGAGTCCAGGGAGAGCATGGTGGTGGTCCTTAGTGTTGTGGGTGGGTTGGTGGTTCGGGCTGGTGGTGGAGGGGTGTGATGACGATGAGCAGGCCGGGGTTTTCTTTGCTGAAGCCGCCGTGGTGTAGGTGGGGTCCGTCGAGGTGTTCGTGGTTGTCGTCGGGCAGGAGCCCGGCGGTGACGTAGGCGTCGACGATGGCTTTAGCGACGGGGTAAAGGTTGGCGGGGTCGTAACGGCCCCGGCGTGCCTTGTAGATCCAGATGTCGATTTGTGCGTGGGTGAGGGTGGGGATTTGGTGGCTGGGGTGCTCTTGTTTCCATTGGTGGATGTCGTGGTTGGCTGCGTGTTTCCATTGGTCGGCGTTGGCGCGGTAGGTGCGCCAGTGGGTGCCGTTGGAGCGGTTGATGGAGAGGAGGGTCTTTCCGTCGAGGGGTATCCAGCGGAGGTAGCGGCTTCGAATAGGCGGCGCGGTTTTGAGTTTGAGTTCGACGTCGGGGATTTCAGAAGGGTGGAGCGTCATTGGTGGTGGTGTCCTTTCGGTGTTGGTTGAGTATTGGGGTGTAGCCGGGGGCGGTGTAGTGGCAGATGTGGTGGGGGGCTACGGTGATACCTGGGGCTGGTGGCGCGTGAAGTTCGTTGAGGTGTAGTGCGGTGTCGGTGGTTTCGACCTGGTAGGCGCGTCTCCCTTGGGCGAGGGTGGCGCGGATGGTTGCTGGGTTGGTGGTGGTTGTGGGGTCTGCTGTGGTGGGCATTGCGGTGGTGGGTCCGGTGAGTCCGGTGAGGATGAGCGCCCCGCAGCGGGTGCAGGTGTTGATGTGTGCTTGGCGGGCTTGGCGGGGGTTGGGTTGGGTGTTTTGTTCGTGTCGGATCCATTCGGGGGTGCCTGGTGGTGGTGTGGGGAGTTGGTCGAGGAGGTCGGGCTGTTTTTTGGCAGGTTTTCGGGGCATGGTGGGTCTTTCGGGTGCGTGGAAAAGTTGTGTAGCTGAGTATTTGGGCTTGTCGGAGGGTTTTTAGCTACACAAGCTACACAAGGTTCTATATGCATGGCTGTAACGGGCGTGTGCGCGCGCGCTGTGTTTGTTATCTACTTGTAAAAGTTGTGTAGCTTGTGTAGCTGTTTTGCGGTCTGACTTGGGAAAACTCCAGCTACACAAGGGGTGAAAGTTGTGTAGCTGTTGTGTAGCTTGTGTAGCTACCAGATGTCACTATCTTTGAGTCGAATGCCGCCATAGACGCGCGCTCCACTGTTCGGCTGCGGGGGTGCGTCTCGGCCGACCAGCACCCCGTGCACCTTCAACTGGGAGGCGAGCGCCCGGCCCTTGACAGGCTCCAGCCCTTCCTCGGCGCACCAGATGTGGTAGGCCTGGCGTAGGTCGGTGACCGCCACGGTGTAGTGCTTGTTGCCGGGGTAGAGGTCGCATTTTGCGGCGAGGAACTGACCGACCGTGTCCTGGCTACTCTTGTAGGCTTCGGTGGCGGCGCGGACTGCCTCGGGCGGCTGCAACCCGTCACGGAAGTAGGCGACCGCACCTTGGATGATCCATGCGAGCACTGCCGCCGCGTCGGCACGCAGCTTCTCGGGTAGGAGTTCGTCGCGTTCTTCGGCGGGGACGGTGTGGACGAACGGGACGAGGTTCATGCGCCTCCACACACTCTCGCCGCCGTCTTCGACTGCGGGCTGGTGGTTGCCCATCAGGTGTAGGTGGTGGGTGGGGGTGAATTCGAAGAAGTCTTTGTTCATGAAGCGGGCGGTGATGCGGTCGCCGCCGGTGAGCATTTTGAGCTTTGCTTCATCCAAAGTGTCGGTGGCGTTGGTTTCGGAGCCGACGACGAAGCGTTTGCCGTTGAGGCGTGCGAGTTCGGTGGCGTGTTCCTGGAAGGGCTTCTTCATCAAGAATCCGGCGGGTAGGGTGGCGGCGTAGTCGCCGAGTGCGCCGGTGAGTGCGTCGTAGTAGACGGATTTGCCGTTGCCGCCGGTGCCGTAGGCGAAGGCGAAGACGTGCTCACGCTGCAGGCCGGTCGCACTGTAGCCGGCGAGGCGCTGCATGTAGCCGGTGAGCGCCTGGTCGTGGTTGAAGGTGGTTGCGAGGAACTTCTCCCAGGTGGCGGAGGTACCTGCGGGTGCCACGGCGGTTTGTTTGGTGTGCATGCGGGTTGGTGTGTGTGGCATGAGTTCTCCTGTTCTGAGGTTGATGATGCCTGCGGGGGTGTTGAGTTCGTCGAGGTGGGTGTCGAAGGCTGAGGCGGGGACTGCGATGGTGGGCTGGACTTTGAGTAGACCCAGCAGGGCGGTGGAGCCTCGGTGACTGCGGCCGTAACGGATGAGCGCGTGCGCTTCCTTGTCGGGTTTGCCTTCGTCGGTGACGGGCGGTTTGAGCGCGGCTGCGAAGTTCAGGAGTGCGAGTTTGGTGTCGCCTCCGGTGTCTGGCTGTTCTTCCCAGCGGGTGCCGGTCCAGTGGTAGAAGCGGCCGCGGTCGATGTTGTAGCGGATGTGGTTGTTGAAGAGGTGGGTGAAGGCGCGGATGAGTCCTAGTTCGGTCCAGTCGGTGATGGTTGCCCCGTCACTACTGGTGGTGGGCTCTTCAACGGTGGCTACTGCTGCGGGTGCCTGCTCCCCTGCCGCCTGCTCCCCTACCGGTGCGGGTGGCGGTGTGGGTGGTGCCGCGGGGCGTGCGGGTAGGATGTCTGCGAGTTTCACGGTGATGGGTGCTTTCTCACCAAATCCTGCGGCTGCGAGGGCGCGTGCGGCGGCGGTGTCGTCGCCTGCGTGGTTGAGCAGTGAGTAGGCGCGGAATTTGGTGATGGGTTCTTCGATAGGGAAGTCGGGGACGGAGGATGAGAAGACGTAGAGGCGGTCGCGGTCGTCGGCGTGGCCGGTGGATGCGGAGTGCCCGTCTCTCGGGTGTTTGCCGGGGCGGGTCCAGAAGCGTTCGCCGCTGGTGAGGGTGGAGTGGAGGGTCCAGCCGTGGGGGGTGAGGATGTCTGCCCAGTCAGTCTGTCGTTCGTAGTCGTCTCCGGGCTTCAGACCGCCCTCAGCCGGGCTTTCAGTGGTGGGGCGGGTGGTGGTGGGCTTGGGCTGGCTAAAGAGCGTTACGGGGCGTTCTGGGGTTTCGTCGAGGGTGTCGGTGATTGCCTTGTGGAACGCGGCGCGTTCAGCCTCGGTGATGGTGGGGACGGTTTCGGGGCCGCCGGCGAGTACCTGCCAGGGGTTGCCGGTCTTGTGGTGGCTACCGGGGGTGGGGGCGGCGATGAAGTAGCCGCCTTCGCCGCGGGTCTCAGCAAGAACTTCGCCCTGTGCGTTGCGTGCGAGTTTGGTGTTGCCGGGTACTTTGGCGCCCGCCTCGAGGCGGTAGATCCAGTGGAACCCGCCGGAGGGTGAGAGTTCGAGCCAGCCGGCGTTGAGGCGTTCCCAAAGGCTGGCGTGGCCGCGTTCGGTCATGGTGGCGGCGATTTTGGGGAGGTCGGCTGCGGCGCGTCCTTCAATCTCGGTCATTTCGAGGCGGTCGGAGGCTTTGCCGGTGACGACGGCGATGCCGAGGTTGCGGGGGTTACCGTCCTTGTACCACTGGTGGACTTCTGCGAGGGGTGCGGGGGCGGTCTGGTATGCCTTCCAGGGTAGGGCGGGGGCTTTGGTGCCGTCGGGGCGGGTGGGGATGATGGAGAGGTGGTGGTTGCGTAGGTGGAGGGCGGTTTCGAGGG